CTGTATTCGTCAACACTCATGCCTCCCGCTGGTTGCCGATGGGCGCGGGGGAGGAGTGCTGACGTAATAGAGGTGGGGAAGGGGGCCCAGGCCCGCTACTGGCGACGGCCTGGGTTTGTTGCGTCAGCGGTGTGGCTCGTTGTCCGCTGCTGATTGCAGGGCTGGCCGTTCATCTTCGTAGGTTGGCGGTGAGCTTCCTCCTCAGGGCGTCAATCAGCATCTATTCGCCTTGGATCACAGGTCCCTACAACAAGCACGCTGCAGCTCGTTTGCCCGGTTAGGTGGGCAGGGTGCATGAGGTCCGGCGTTCCCAGCCGAGGCTATTGGGATCGCTAATTCAAATCTTTTGGAGCTGGCCGTGACCCGCTACTGGCGTCGGTCACCGGCTTGAATCAAATGTTCTTCCAGCCGCGGGCCTTTCGGTTTGTTCTCCCGCTGGATAACTGTACTTGGCGCTTTACGCTGCACGCCCGGGTCAGTTGCCAACCCTCTGAACCGTTTAGGCCGGTTCATCGCTGCCTTTGAATCTGGGCCGGCGGTGATCCGGCGAGGGGTTTCGCTAAAGAGCGTTGGGCTGCAAGGCCCTGGCGAGTCGCTGTTGGGTGACTCGGTGAAGATAAATTAGCACTGCTGATAATTGAAGTAAACAGCACTGCTAATGTATTTTGCGCGAACATGAAAAAGCCCGCAGCAAGTGCGGGCTCTATTGAGGGCAGGCTCAGTCTTCTCCAGGTTACGTCCATAGCAGCTGAATTAATCCGTCATCCCGATGGGCGATGGTCACGTTATCGTTTTCCGCTATTTCGTCCAGCACGCGGTCCCAATCAGCCGGATCGTCATTTGTGGAGCGCTCCAAGAGCGCAGATTTGGATGCCTGCGCCTTGGTCGCATTGACCGCTCGCTGTACGCGCATGCCGAGCAATTCATAGGTCGACGGTTCTTTTGGTGCTTGAGATTTGTGCTTTGCCATAGATGACGCTCCGCTGTTTGGCTGTATGCATAAACAGTATTTCATGCCCGTAGGAAGGGCAAGCTTTAAGAGTACGGATGTACTCCTGTCGGTGCGAAGCATAAAAAAGCACGCACTTGGCAGGCTTGGATGCTTCGGCTAAAGGTCAGTTAGAAAACTTCACCTCTGTCGCGAGAGCTTCTTTCGCGGCCTGGTACGCGGATTTGGCTTGTTGGTCCGTAGTGCGATAGGCACTCATGGTGACCATGTAGGCCGACCACTTTGGGTATAGGTCCTTGCTCAGTTCGGCCTGTGTGGCCGGTACTTTGGCGGCCTTTAGGCGATTAACTGCTTCATCACCCTGTGCCCTAGCGTGCTTGAAGCATGCGCTAAGCGAGTTGTTGTATACGGCTATAGTTTGAGCGCTCGCATATCAAACCATAGCATTGCTAGTGGTCGTCTCCAGGTCGCACTGCCATGCAGGAAGATCCAGTTGCCTAGAGAAGTTGACGGCCTCAGGTGAATTTGGGTCATATTAGAAATCAATAGCCTTGAACACATGCGGCGCCTTGGCAGGACCTGCAGCGACCTATGCGACTGGAGTTCTCTGTTGCGATGCGGCGTAGCCAGCCAAGGCCATGGTCAAAGCAGCAAGCGGAGTGCAGTTTTTCAAACGCATTGAATCCCTCCCGTAATAGAGCCGACACTTTGCCAATCATGGCGTACGGCCACCATTGGTCGCCTTTAGCAGCATCACGCTATTGACGCCTGTAATCTGACGCATATCCGGAATGTCGATGGCGGGTTTCCTATGAGAGAGGAGCAGCGAAAATTAGCCCTCACAGCTTGGCGCGAGCTATGTGCGTTGGCTGCAAGTCGAATGGACGCAGAGTTTAAATATTTCGAATTGCTGAGGCGGGCTGACGCAATGGAGCGAGCGGACCTCATAACTAGCGATGAGTGGAGAAGGCTGGTGCAGCACGCGGGAGCATTGCTTTGCAGTACTGCGCAATGTATGGGCGGGCCAGGGTAGAGTAGATACAAGAAGCCCGGCGCTGGGCCGGGCTTGATTCAATCGGGGTGTTGAATTGGAAGCTTTAGCTGAGTGCCAGAGCGGCGATGGTCAAGCACTTCCAAAACTTGGTGCTCGGCCTTCAACTGATCGCCCACAAGGGTTTTAATTTCCTTTAGGCGAACCCTTAAGATATCTCCCTTGCCAAATCGCAGATCGCCACTCTCAATCATCGAAAGGAAACTTGGATCAACAATTGATGCGTAGAACGTGGACGCGCCATCGTGGAATCTCCATTTATTTTCGTCGCGAAAGGCGATGTTCACCAACTGAAGGCTGGCCACTCGCTCACTCTCATCAAGTCGCTCCTCTTCCTGCTCGGGAGCGATGAAGTTTTCGGCTTCCGTTTCTGATGCCGCTACGAAATCGCCATCAGGCTCGCGAACGGCGAAGTAATCAACTCCCGGCCGCTGGAGCGGTTTGTGCACTACGTCTTGGAAAGCCTTGCGTAGCTTCCAATTTCGGAACAGCGCTAAGACCTTTTCCTCGGTGTCGAAATGCTCCTGATCGCAGAAAACCCTGACAACGCCATCGCTAAGGATTTCAACTTTTGTGATATCTCGATTGCGAACCCACTTGATGAGCTGAAAAACACCCCTCGTTGTTAGGCTCGTAAAGCCGAGCAGGGCGATCAGATTCGCCGCTGCGGTAACCGGGCTACCGGCAAAAAGATCCTGGGCTTGCTGAATCAGACTCTGCGTTACGCCAAGATCAATTCCAAAACTGCCAGTTTTAAATGATCCTTTGACGCTGACGGAGAGCTTGGTTCGGCCATCGTTGAGCGTGGCGTTTGCCTCTTCGAAAAGCTCCCCGAGAGCCAGAAGGGCGGGCGCAAGATCACGCACCTCCATCTCGTGCGATTGAAGCGCGGGCCCGTCATAAACGACTTGTAGCGATGCTTTGCTCATGTCTTCCATTGTTGCTTCCGTGCGTGATTCTGTCTATTTAAGACTATGGCTGCCCGTCCGAAAGCGAGAGGCTACAGCATCCCTCCGCGCCAAACTATGCGCCTATTCAGGCTTGCTTCGATTTATCTGGCCGCCTTCACCTCGTCCGCATACCCGGCCAGCCGATCCTCGTCCGCAAAAAGCACCGTGCACATCTTCAGCACGGCTTGGGTACCCGCCTCATTGCCGGCAAGCGTCAGCCGCTCCACAATTCTCATTAGCTCTACGGCTGACCACTTGAGGTCGGAGGCGATGCTTGTAGGTCGTGCTTTAGGTCTTGGTTTGGCTTGGTGAGATTCACAGGTCTCCACCTCTCCAGATAACCTTGCCGATGATGCGGTGCTCATTCACTTCACTGCGGACAAGCACAATATCGGCGTAGTCATCACAGTCATCGTTATCGCTTCTGAGGATCCAGCCGCCGAGCGGTGTCTTCACGACTCGTTTAACGATCGAGCCTTTGTCCGCACTAGTGAGAACGAACACCTGACCATCGACAGGCTCGGTTTTAGAGGTATCAAGCAGCAGGACGTCATGGTCATTGATCGTTGGCCACATACTATCGCCGTCGGCATAAATCACGATCAAACTCTCTGGCTTCACACCTTTGGTTCGCAGCCAGTCGCGCTTGAACGCGAGAGTGGCTATTGACTCGACGTGCGGATTCTCATGTCCGATGCCGGCAGCCGCCTTGGCGCTGTACTGCGGTACGTGGGCGTATTTTTCTTCCGCTGCTTCGATATCACTGCCGGCAGGAAAGGGGCTATTTGCGGCTAGATCCCTACCACTGTGCATGTGGACTGCCGTTTCGCCAGCGGCGCGCCTGATACCGTCTGCAAGTGATGGACTTATATCCCAAGGTTTGACGCCAAATACCTCTGCCAGCTTGATGAGGGCGTCCAAGTTGAGTGCGACCTTTCCATTAAGGTACTGGCTTACAGTGCTCTGCGGTGAGCTCCAGCCACACCTTGCGCCAACTTCAAATTGGTTGAGTGCCGGGCTTTCGCCTTTATCCTTCGACGCCTTAACCGCGTTGCGGTACGCGTCTTTTAGGCGAGCGGCATCATTTAGCTGCTCTTGGTTAAGAGGGGTTCGAATGGGCTTGGTCATGCGAGTGATTAAGTAGCAGCGCTGATATTTCTGCAAACAGCACTGCTAATCCTTTCCTTGTTTAGTTTAAAACAGCAGTGCTAATATGGTTGCAACTCAACCGGAGACTCAGATGATGAAGACTGTATCCCTCGGGGAATACCTGTCATCGCACGGAACCCAGAGCGATCTCGCCAAGGCTCTGGGTATCCAGCAAAGCGCCGTATCTCAGATGTATCACTCTAGTCGGGATATCTCGATCACGCTGATGGACGACGGGTCGATCCAGGCAAATGAGATACGCCCTATTCCCGCACGTAAGACAGCCGCCTGACGTCTCTGTCCGCCGCTCCATTGAAGCCAGGTTAGAAGAGGGCAGGCCTCATGAAAACGTCCAGTTCTAGACACACCGTACAAACCCGTGATCAGGTGCTGGTCGCCCACGCTGCAAACCAGATCGCACGCACCAGCCTGAGCCAGGACGACTTCGCCCAGGCGTTGAGTCGCGAGTTGCACCTGTCGATCCCGGAGCGCGCCCAGAAGAAAGACGTTCCTGACTTCAACTCTGCGGAACTGACCGCCGACGTAAATGAGTTTGTGAAGGCTACCGGTCGCTGGCTCAAGCGTGTTCAGCGCTGGCTGTCTGGCGATCAGGAAATGCCGTCGTGGCTGGAAGAGTCCTGGGTCAACGCCCTTGAACCCGAATTCCGCGACCACTGCGTAAACGAGCTTGCAAGCCGCCACGGCCTGACCGGCGCCCGCCAGATGACCAGCGACCAATGTGCGAACAAAAGCTTCGGTGCGCTGATCCGCGCGCTGGGCGATGTGATCGATACCGGCAGCGAAGTTTTTGATGACCAAGTGATGTGCGAACTGGACCTTCCGCACTTGCCAGCGTTCGCCAAGCAGTGCCGTCAGGTTGAAGCGAAGGCGGGGGAGTTGGGGCGTAGAGCTGAGCAACTGCTCGCGGCGGCTCGGCCACTGAAATCCATAGCCTGACTAGCAGGCACAAAAAAGCCAACGTTAGAGGTCGGCTTTTTCTACAGCGATAAACAATTGGAGCAAATCATGCACCAACACACTGAATCGATCAATACCCCCAATATTCCCGCGCCACGTTTTCCGCAATTTCAAAACGTGGCGCGGATTAAGCCTGTGACCCCTTTCGACTTCCACGGCTTCCCTGTCCGCGTAATTGACGACGGCCTCGGAGAGCCTTGGTTCATCGCCAAGGATATCGCCGAAACCCTCGGCTACTCCAACACGTCGAAAGCGATCAATGTTCACTGCAAAGCGGTTAGTACCTGCCATACCGAAATGGGAGGTCAGGTCCGCGCAGTGCAAATCATCCCTGAGCGCGATCTCTACCGTCTTGTGATGAAGTCCAAGCTTCCGGCTGCTGAGCAGTTCGAAGAGTGGGTGGTGGGCCAGGTGCTGCCGACCATTCGAAAGACCGGCTCTTACACCGCCCAAGAGACGAACAACTCCAAGGTCATTGGCGAACTCGCCATTCTGGAATGCTTCGACCGCCTGCTGAAGCCGGCCAACTCCAGCAAGATGCTGATGTTGGCCATGATCGCCGCCAACAACGGCCTGGACGCCAAGTTCCTTCCAGGCTACGCCGTTGACGCCGCCCCTGATGCCGCTGGCGGCTCTTCGATGCCCACCAAGGCAATTACCGCCCTGATCAAAGATCACGCCATCGCCAGCACCGCCCGCGCCTTCAACCTTGCACTGGAGGCCCACGGCTTCCTCAAGGTCCTGCGGCGCAAAAACTCCAAGCAGGAAATGATCGACTTCTGGTCCGTGACCGGGAAGGGCCTGGCCTACGGCAAGAACCTCACCAGCCCTCAATGCCCCCGCGAGACGCAGCCTCACTGGTACGTGGATCGCTTCCTTGAATTGGCCGCTAAGGTCAGGAAGGCCTGACATGCAATACACCGTCACGATTAACCAGGTGAAGGCGCTG